GGCGGCCACTTGCGTAATTACTGAGCCCTCAAATGCCGGTGTAGGTACTAAAGACAGCTCTAACCAGTCGGCGGCCTCAACAACCATGACGCCGTCTTTGTTAAACGTAAATTTTGTCGGGTTTACGCCTACTGAAACAGAATCTAAAACGCCGTCTGCGGCCAATATTAGCGCTTCGTCGCCTAGCGCTGTAGTGCTGACTTTTGCCACAAAGTACATGGCTGTTTCGTCTTCTTCGCGCTCAGTGACAAGGCCAATAGCCGCTGTTGAGTCATGCGACATAAACAATTTGGGTGCTTTTCCGTCTGTAGGCAATGAGCCAGGCATAAATGTGACAACTTGCCCGCCAGTTACGGTGGCCTCAGTATTGTAGGGCAGGGCAACGCCAGTAATTGTCCGCTTAGCTGTGCCGTCTGGTGCGGCTGCGTCAATGCTAAAACTAGAATTGGTTAACCTAATCATTTGCTAACTCCTCTTGTGTGTTCTCTCTATAGTCTGCTGCATCTGCTACATAATTTTCTGCTAAATACGACAGGGCGTTAAATTCAACATAGGTGCCGCGCGGCAAAACGTTGTTCATGCTGAGTGTGGCCGATATGCACTCTGCGTATGGCTTAACGCCAAAAATGTATAGGTCGGCGCGACTCTGCTCTGAACTGGTGTACGCGTATGAGCCAGTAGCAACGCCGACAAGGTAAGGCGGCACGCCGCACAGCCTGGCAAGGTCAAGCGCGCTGTACTGTGCGCTTTCTATCATCAGCATTTTGTCAGGGGTGGCGTTGCTGGGCTCATAGGTCAAAAACTCATTAAGCACTGCTGTTTGTGAAGTTAAACGCGCATTATTAAACGCGGCCCCAATGTCGGCCAGCTCGGTAGCGCTCAGGGGCTCGCCGCCAGTTTGCTTAAGGATTCCAGACGGTAAAGATGTGCGGGCCATTTCATAGCGGCTGCGCTCAACCTTAATCGCCGTGGCAATGGTTTGCGATGAGCTGTAAACAATGCCCTGTATAGGTGAAATAAATTGCACGACGTCGCGCGGGTCAAGCATGTTGCCAGCAAACATAATCTCTTTAGATGGGCCAAAAAATACTGGCCCCATTTGGTCAAGTGTTGAAACTGAGCCGGCAGGTAGGCGCGTAAATTTGCTGGGGAAGCCGTCAGTAGTGCGTTCAATTATGGCCCAAAACGCACGCCCGTAGAACAGTAGGTCGTCTAGGGTGAAGCTCATTAAATGCCCGTAGGTTACGCCTGGGTCGGGTTGCCGTAACCAGCTGCGCGGCGCTAAAGGTATTTTTTCCATTTCGCCTGTGACATCGTTAAATTGTTCGCCATACATTTTTAACGGCATGCACGCAATGACTGAGGCGAGCAAGTCTCGACTACGAGACACGGTGGCCAGCGTCATTGCTTCAGCGCGTGCTGTGCCCTCTTGGTACTGGTAAAATTGGCCGATTGCGTTGGTGCTGTACGACGGTGTAAAACCTACAGCGGCCTGCACTTTCGGGGCTGGCGAAATGGCCGCCTTAGTTACCTGCTTGTTTCCAAAAATGCCCATGCTGTAAGTATGCCTCAAATGTTGCTGTCGTGTGGTGGTTGCCGACTTGTCCGGCAGGATTGCCAGCAACCACCATTTGCAGGTTAGCCGTTAACGACAACTAGCAAAGGCTTATTTTTGTTAATTGGCCTAGATGCAAGGGCGCTAGCGAATATCATGCAGCGCGCCAGCTCTATTGGGCCAGGTGACTTAGCGCTCGACAGGGCACTGCCCGCCTGTGTTTTGACCATGACGGCCCGCACGACATGTTCGGCCAGTGCGTTTTCGCCAGTGTGAAACAGCCTGTTTTCTATAATCATGTTGCGCACAAGAGGGGTAAATTTTAGTAGTTCGCCGTAGCCGACGGTCTGGGCGCGCCGACGGTAAATGTCTGGCAGATGCAAGTCAAGCATTGGCGTAATGGCTAGCTGTACTGTCGGGTCGGTTAGCACGCGCACAACTTCTGCCCACATTGCCTGTTCTGACTCAACAGCAAACTCGACTGTGCAGGTGACTGTGCCGTCGGGGTTAGCAACTGACCTAACGCCGACATATCGGGAATCGTCAAGGCTGGAATCTATAGCCAAAGTTCCGCCTCTCGGGCTTATTGTGTCGGTCTGGCATTCTGCCCATTTGCCGTTAGGTAGCCAGCCTTGTGCAGCTGCAACCCACAAATTTAAGTGGGCACGTAGCCAACTGGTGCGGTCGGGTTTTTGGCTGGCCGCAATGAGCGCGTCAAGGCTGACAGTCACGCCCAGCGCGGGGTTTGACCACGCCCAGTATTGTTGGTCATTTACGTCTACGCCTGGCGGTGGTGACCAAGACGCAAAGTACAACTGGCGAGATAAGCCGGCGTCAATATCATTTATCCCCTGTTCACGCATACGCAACATTGCCGTACTCGACTCGTCGCCAGCTGTTGACCAACACGAAAACAGAGGATTAGGGCGTGCTATTTGCGACGGCTGCAAAGCGTCAAATACAACTGTCGGCTGTATGTTCCACAATTCGTCGCACACAATAAGGTCGTTGCTGCCGCCGTGGGCGTTGCCAGGTGTTGCGGCCCGCACTTCCCAGCGGCTGCCGTCTGGCATGTCCACACTTTTACGACCCAAAGCGCGCATAGGTTTGCCGTTAAAATACTCAGACAGAATGGGTTGCAGATACAAGAAGATTGCTTCTGCCCTGTCAAGCTTGTGGGCAGTGCTCAAAACGTTTTGTGGTTTGCCGCGCAACTGTGCAAACTCTGTAAGCCACCACCCAATAAGTGCACTAAGCGCAACGGTCTTACCCTGCTGGCGCGCCGTTTCTACAAGGCTTTGCGAGCGCAACAATTTGCCGGCATTGTCATGCTCTAATTGGCCAGTAAGTGCGTGCACCTGCCATTCCATAAGCGTAACGCCCATGTACTTTTTTGCCCAAGCTGCAACAGCAGGGCCGTGGGATAAATCCCCAAAGCGCGCCGACTCCAGACGGGGCAACGCTCGACCCATCAAAGCAGGTCGGGGCTGGTCAAGGCCAGTTCCCGCCAGTTCAGGCTGGTTTTCCAAAAAGAGACAGTCGGAAGGATGCGGGGTGTCTATTTTTTCTGTAAAAAAATCAGAATTTTTGTTTTGTATTGCAGCGTTTCTTTGTTGCATTGTGTGTGCTTGTTTGCGTGCTTTGTATTGTGCGCCGCGCTTTGCGTTGCAGGGTTTGCAGGCTGGCACCAAATTGCTTGCAGAATCCTCACCTCCTCTGTCGTGCTCAATGAGGTGGTCGCACTCTGTTGCAGGGGCGCCGCACCAATGGCATAGCGCGCCAGGCGTCAGTATTTGCTGGCGTAATTTCTTGGGCAGGCTACGACTGGTCGGCATTAGAACAAGACCACTGCCGCGCCCTTGCGGGCTTGCCCTCGAATGTCTGTGCCTGTGTTGTGTGTCATTGCCAGAGTCTCCTGTGTTTGTATGTTATGCGTTCCAAAGGTTAAGTTCCAGTGCATCTAGACCCCGCACAAGCCCCCCGTCGGGTTGCCTCAGCCCGACTCCCTATATCTTGTAATCATTGCCTCACTGCCACACTGAACGTTTCGCATTGCCCGTTTCAGTGCACAGTGAACTACCCACGTTCCCGTGTTTTAACCAGCAGAGTGCAATTCCCTACGTGGCCTAATGGTGCTGGCTGGGCTTCTCAATTCCCCGACTTAGCCTGGCGAGACACACCAGGTACCAGCATTATTTAGTTGTTAAACGGTATTCGTGAGCTACAACGTCAAACACTGTGCGACGTGATAGCACTTCTATTTTGTGGGTGCTTCCCAGCAAGCCAGTAATTACATTGTCTAGCACAGGCCCGTACAAGGCAAGTGTTGTTCTTGTCGGGTATGACGCGCCACGATACAAGGCCTCAACACACGCATAATTCTTGTCTTGCGTCACGTTAATTGTGTACTTAATCATTTTGTAGCCGGCGCACTATGGCGTCAAAGTCTTTCGGGCGCCACAGATAGGTTTCTGCATAGTTCTTTAACGTGTCAAGCCATAACAGCTGGGCTTCTGTCGCGCGCCCTTTGTCTGTTTTTAGTTCAGCAAAGATGAGGCCGCGCCTGGGGTGCACAAGCAACAGGTCTGGGAATCCTGCGCTGCCTGCTGTTATCCATCGGCCAGCAGCTGTCATTGTTGGCTGTTGGTGGTGCAAAGTCCAGCCGTACATGTTTGCCACAGCCTTAATCTTCATAAGAAACATTGCTTCGCTAATCGGTGGCATTTTGTATTTCTTGTGCCATTGCCAGCCAGTCGTCTTTTAAGTGCACAAACTGAGCGCGCAAATTAGTGAGCTCTACGTTAAGCAACTCAATTTCTATAAGCGCGCTTTTTAGCAACTTTGCCTGGAAGTTCTCTAAGTCGTGTCGAGCCTTATCCTGTGCCGGCAACGCGCTCACAAACGCATTCCATACTTGGTCTTGGTCACTCATAAAAGGGTTTCTCTTTTCGTATCGCTGCCGCTACTTCACGCTCATAAAGGATTGCTTCGATAATGACGGTAATAAAGCCGACCATTATTGCAAAGGTAATAATCTTGCCCAGCACCTGCATTAGAACGGCTCCTCTGGTATGTCTTGTGGCTCTGGTGTTGCATCGCCATTCATCAGGCCGTCAATGGCTTTGCTTATCTCGTATTTAGTCATGGTCGCAAGGTTTAACGGTGGCAGTTTGCCGACTTTTTTTAGTTCGCTTTTGTATTTCCAAACTTGCTTCTCACTAGGCGCGTCGGCTCTTTCGGTTATTTTCATGTCGCCCTCATAACGCACAACTTTGCCCATTTCCTCACGACTAGGGCGTTTTGACGCGTCAGAGCCTGCATAGCCACAGTTTGCTAATGCTCGACCTATTGCCGAAGTTTCGCAGTTTTCCATGTAGCTTGTTGCATTCACGCCTTTTTCTGTGTGATGTTCTTCTGCCCAGCCGGTTGCCATAAGTTGTTCGCCCTCGTACAACTCAGCCTTAAATACGCACCATGCGCCAGGCTCGTAGGCGTGTAATGTTGTAATTACGCGCGGTACAGCTGACGATTGCGATAATACGGTTTCTAGCCACCGGTCTAATCGGCTGGCTACTGGTTCGTAATTGTCAAGATTAAAAGCCATTAAATGCCCCGCCATACTTTTATTGGTGCACAATGCCGGCGCACACTAGGCGCATATTGACCTGTGGCCACAATAATTTTGCTACGCGCACAACGCGACATAACAGGCCCTAAAGCCCTGTTGTCGTGTACCTGCCCTGTCATACCGATTCTGTCTAGTTGTTCCCAGACGTCATCGGTTGTAAAGCCGTTTACTCTTGACTTTGCCAGCATTTTTATTACTGTCTCTGCCGCACGTAGCCAATTGCTGTCTGTGTTGCTCTCGACTTTGTTTACAGCTGCGTCGCGCTCAGCCATAGCGTCAAATAGTGTCCGATGTTCCATATTTCCTCCTGCCGTAGGTTTCCACACCAACATAGCATATTTAATCTGACGGGTGTGGCATGGTCACCTTGCCTGGCTTGTAGCCCGCCAGTTGCCAATGCCAGAAATCTTGTAAAGGTGCGCGGCTACAGCCAAATTGCACGCTGGGCGTAACAAAACTGTCATGTCGCCCAACTTGCTTTTGCAGACTTGCGCGGTCACAGAAACCCAACTGCTGTTTATCTGTAGCAGGCCGCTGTCGTACGTTCTAACAGCCCTACAACGCTTGTAGAGCGTCGCAACCTGCCTTTTGCAGTCTTTGTATGACATGCCAGGCTGGTAGTTCCAGCCGATAGCGCCAGGCACACATCGGGACTCTCGATACATAATCTGGCTAAATGGCTCTACAGGCAAGCCAGCCTTACGCAACGCCGCATGGTATTGCGGGCACTTGTTTACAGCTGGCGCGCCTTGCGCTTGTGCTGCTGTAGTTGTGAGCGTGACGACAAGTAGCGCCACGACAAAACGCCTAATAACTGTAACCATTCATGTAAGCCTCTTTCTGCCGGTGGAAAAACCCTAGCAAAGAGCAGGCTGTTTTAGGCGCTATACAGGTTTTGTAAGGCTTTTCCAGCGCTCAACTAGCAAAGTCGGGTTGTCTGCCATTTCGGGCGTGAGTTCTACATGTAGCCACAGGCCGCCGCCAGAGCCGCCGTTAGCGGTTTCTGTCCAGTCTTTCCAGCCTGGTTTGCCGTCACGATTACAGCGCCAGCCGCGACCCCATTTCTCGCAACCCTTTTTGGTGGTGCCGGCGTAGTCGTGTACTTCTTCGATGCCCAATGTTTCGTAGTTCGCTACTAGCCAGTTAGCCCAGAGTGCAGCAGTCGTTTTGTCTTTGTAGCCAATGTCGGCTGCTCGACCTGTGGCGTGCACGCTTAGAC